TATCCGGAGTTAATATTTTGACCCGGTGTAGCTGCGGAGCTAGAGTAACCTAGGGCTAGGGCATTGTAAACGCTTCTTGCCTTTCTCCAATATACTACAGAATCTGATTCTGTTTCTCCAATAATGTTTATTATTTCATTACCATCTGAGGTTATTATTTTTTTATCTGAGTCTGCAAACAGAGATATTTGCTGTGTTTGAGCTGGCTTAACATAATAGTTAACAGTTGCAGAAATTCCGTAAGAGCTACTATTTTCATGAGCATTTGCGCTGCCATTCTCTGTGCCATTTACATATAGTATTTTAGATTCGGTTTTAGAAATACCTGAGCCATCATACTTAATGATTCCCTTCCCCAAACCATCAGAGTTGGTGGTTACATATTCTGGGGTCGATGATATATTACTTCCTAGTATTTCAAATGTTTGATTTGGTTTTGGATTGCCGTTGCTGTCTTTTGACAAAATTGATACTACTGCAAAGTCTATTCCATTATCTAGTATTTCTTTTGGCGATAGATACACGTCAACCGATTCGCTCGTATAAGAGTCGTGGGACAGATATAGGTACCCTTCTGGTATTGGATTATATACTGGGTTCAGATATACATTATTAATCTCAAAGTCTTTATCATATATAGCGGACTCGTATTGAACACTCACTCCATACTCTGAATTTGGAGTAGAAAGAAGAGTAATTGTTGTTTCATATTGATCTGTAGAATTATTATAAACAAAATTGTCAACATTAAACACATTTCTCACTCTATATTCAACCTTATACTCTCTTCCTGTAACTAATGGAGTTTCTTCTGGAATTGAGAATAAATTAATTTGATTTGTTGCAGTGCTTTCATTTTGTACAACATATTCTCCTGTGTATGTATCATAAATTGATACATCAAAAACATTACTGTAAGCCAAATATAAAGAGTATGGATTGCTAGCTACAATGTATTCAAAATTATAATATGAAAGATCACTGGGAGTCGCCTCATCATAAAATGAAACTTGATAATATTCAGCTGTTGATCCATTTGATATAACATTAACTATAATCGGAGCTCCAGCTCTAGCTACTTCTCCAAGCACTAAACTATCATCTGAGTTGGCATAGTATGATTTTGGTTGGGCATAGATATAACCTTGGGTTGCTCCATAATTGGGAGAACTTTGATAATAATACCAACCAGACCTTAATGAAGGTATCAAATACCTTTCTGCTTCAATATCATACTTGGCATTAAACTGCACTGATTTCATCTTGTATTTATTATCTTGAGGATCAAGGTAATTAAAGTTTATATTTCCAAGTTCATCGTATGCGTTTTCCTGCCATACAAGCGTATTGTTATCTGTATTAATTATTTCTATTGATTCAATTATTAGATTTGCATCTTGCTCGTATGCAGAAAGTCCTAATTCAGATCTTGTAAAATCAAAAGTACCAATTAAATTATTTTGTTGATTACCCAAATCTTCCATACCATCATTTGGGGTAGACAAAACTACTCCATTATTAGATATTTTATAATTAATTGTTGAATTATAATTCGATTCAAAATCTTCCCAAACATTATATTCAAATGGATAGATAGAGCTATCAGCTGAAGAAATAACTAAACTCTGTGGAGTTGCGCCATACGGCCATTTAAGTGTCTTAAAATAGTAATTATAAGTAGATCCACCAGTAACGTCAATGTAATGATCATGAAGATCTGGAGTAGCAAAGTCTGGATTAATAATACTGGCTATTATATTTGGCGAAGATGGTATTAGCTCATAGGAGCCAGTTTGTCTGTTTTGCGCAACGCCGCCATATCCTTTATAAGGAGGAGTAGAATTATCTATATCATATTTATCAACTACAATATTTTCAACATACATGTATTCAGGAGTTGAACCAGGCGGTAAAACAAATTTTGATTTTATATCTAATGGATTAATGACAATATTATTTTTTTGATCAAATTCTGGACCTTCATTAATTTTTTGATTAACTAAACTTGATCTAACTTTTCTTGTAACTATTAAACGTCTTTTTGAATCATTATATATGTTAGAAGCTAACTTTAATGTTAGATCTTGATAAGAAGGTGTTGAAGTATTTTTTATGACACGAGTATTTGTGTTTGTTACATAAGTATTTGGTGTTGAGTTTTCTAACTTTATCCATCCATAATTTCCAGTGCTTGAATTGTTATCAACAAAAGCGCCATAAGTTATCGTCGCTGCTTCTACGTATGAAGCTGGGATTTGATTAATTGCATAATTTTGTGTTGCAGATGGGCTTAACACATTATAATAGGGAGTTGAATCATATGTAAATCTTATAGATGGATCTGAATAATTTGTAGGAGTAAAAATATTTCTAATAACATATTCTGGTGATGCACTTGAGTTTGGGCCATAAATATTTTTAACTCTATCAACTACGGAAGCAGAATATACTTTAGATGTTGTTATGGTACCATGGGGCCTAAGCTTAAGGTCAATTGTATAATTAAGTGTTGCAGATTGATGATCATAATAATTCTCATAATATGAGACATAGCTGTCATAGTATATGCTTATAGGCTCGTAGGCGCTTTCTACCTCGTCGGATTTAACCCCTTTTACTTTAAATGTAAAATACTTGTCTGCTATTTGTCTATCTAAAAGCTCTAGTACAACTTTTGCATCGTCGAAATCTCCAACACCAGGCTGATAGTGGTCAGCATTAACAGCTGGAAGATCAGTGATTTGAGGAATACTAGAAACGCCCTCTTGCTTATTGCCTGCGTAATCCCAATATGATTCTCTCCACTTTGCATACCCAACATTCACAGCAAACCTATTATTCATGTCTTCGACAAAAGAAAACATCATTGGTAGTGGATTGCCATCTGAATCAAAATATGGAGTGGATTTTTGCAAATCTGATATTTCAACTATCTCTGGAGTTGCTCCAATATATGCCGAGTTTGGAGTGGCCCCATAGGCCCTCCACATATCTAGCTCTCTTCTAAGAGTCCTCTGTAATCCTAATTTATTTACAGCTGGAGGATTTAAATATACATCTAATATTCTCTTTTTAAAGTTTGCATTAGACTCTAGATATAGTCTCGTTAGTCCAACTCTTAATCCAAATTCATCAAAAGAGTTATAATTTTGTATTACGATCTGATCGACTTCTTTTTCATCTACCTTAATTAAGTCAAATGATCTTAGTGTATATAGACTTCTTGACAAAAAATCGTAATAAAAAGAATAATCAGTTGGTTGAGAAGTTAACAAATCTTCGTAGGAGGAGAGCCTTGCTAGCTCAATCCCATCTCCCCTTACTTTTATAAAGCCTGGATCTACAGGAGACGACACATACACCCAAGCAAGCTCTCTAACGTCTGCGCTAGATATGTAAGAGTCTAACTCTATTGAGTCTACTAGCCTGTCAACCTCATCTAAATCTTCGGTAAATATCGAACTTACAATTTTGCCAGCCTGACTAACTGGAGTTGCAGTTTCTGGGGTAGACCTTTCCAAAGAATCTGTATACATCTTGGTCCAAGTAGGGAATCTAGATAAAACATTTCTTGCATGATCTGATATAGTTGGAATTGATGGTTCATTAATTTCAACTTGAACTAATAAAAGAAAATTAGCTGATGATATATCTGAAGAAACATTGAACTCTAGTTCAAACTTAGTGTATCTTTCAGAAGACCTAAGAAATAAAATATTATTTTTGCTATCAGTATATGCTACCTGTTTCCATTCGGAATCAGATGTTACCTCTTTGTTGGAGGTAAATATTTTTACAGAAAATTCTGGATCTTCTAAACCAGGAAGATTTGCAAAAGAGTGCTTAAAACCTAATATATTAATTGCAGATTTTGTGTCAACAAACCTAGGTAGGCTCTGAGTAGCAACTGATGATAATATTCTATATGGAGTTGCACTTTGTAGTAAGTCGTAAAAATAGTATGAACCATCTTCTTCATTAAAATCAAAGATAAAATACTCACCAAAATCTTGGTCTTGAATTATCTCACCAAAATCTGTGACTAGAGAAGATCCTACGATTGTAGGCGTAGCTTCCGATATTGTGCTTAATCCAGTAAATGTATAGTCTTCTAATAGATTGTTTCCATAAAGAGATCTATATGTTGAGTAATTTGTGTAAAACCTATTTGAATATAGATCAAATGAATCAGAAACCCACTTGTTTCCGATTAATTGTAAAATCTGTATTAACTAAAGCTAAAAAATAGGTTTTCATTTTTTATATATTTATTCCTATACTGAATCAAGCCATATTGAGTACTCGGAAGTGACTCCATTATCTGGATGAACAAACATTAAGTGTTGACATGGTCTACTCATAGACGAGAAATACTCTTGTGCATAGGTGTTGTTACTTTCTGGTGATCCAGAAATTCTCAACAAACCACTTCCAATAGTAACCTTTACCTGCTGATGATAGTGGCCCATAAATACATCTTCAAAATTTTCTGGTATTGCACCGTCTTTCCATCCCATAATTTTCTTATAGTAAGCATGAAATGCTGTAGGGGATGGCATTTGATCTCCATGGATTAACAAACTTGAGTAGCTGCCAATTGTATCCACTGCGTAAAAACTTCTTTCTCCGCGACCATCTGGAATATTAAACGTTACTCTTGGCTCATCTTTAAATATCAACTGAACAATCTTATACAATAACCTATCCATATTTGTTTCTGGATCGTGCTGCTTTCTTGCTCTTCCACCAACGGCACCGTGATTTCCGATAACACCAGTAATGTGAATGTGTTCAAAGTTTTCAAGTGCTGTTGTTATGAACTTTGTTAGTATTTCTGGACCGTATATACCAACCTGTCGATATAAGCCAGCATCTAATAAATGACTTTGCCCAGGAAATATTTCTTCTCCTTCTACAATGTCACCTAGCAGCCACACATGCAAATTGTCAACATTATGATGGGCTCTTTGGATATTTACGATCTCAATCATCTTTTCGGTGTATTGCTCAATTCTTCTTGCCAATACATCGGAGTTGTAAGTTGATGTAACTTTACCTAACTGCCAATCAGCAAAAACTGCAACTGCTGTTTCTGGAGTTGCTCTTTTTTTGGTAAGAACTGGCTTTGAAATCTTTGGAAGATCAAAGTTACTGAAAGCATCAAAAGCTGCTTGATACACAAGGTGCGATGCCTCTTCTTTGATGTTCTTATATCTATCTACTTGTCTGGCAAGTTTTTTGTTTTCTGATCTAAGAAAATCAATAGTAGACGAAGGAACTGACGACATAGACAATCCTGCATCTCTATAATCCTCATATTCATCTTCAAGAGTATCTTCTTCTGAGATTGTAGAAAAATACGATGATGCGTTACTTTCGTCTACTTCTCTTGAAGTTATATTATCGGTCATTATGGTTCCTGGAACCGTTTCGTCACCGCTAATCAAAGCTTTTGCATGAGTCATGTTTTTAGCTTTTACAATAGACTTGTTGGTGACAAGAAAGTACTTTTCTTTCATTTGTATCACTTTCTGATTAATAAGTTATGGAAGACATTATAACAGAAAATACAGATACAGATCCAGCTACCATATACTGTCTATCGTCATTTATAGTGAACATTCCTTTAGGAACTTCTTGACCATTTACAGAAACGCTTAAAACGTTTACTGATTTGATTAAATCAGAAGAAGACCTAACGATTGACTCAATATCTCCATTAGATATACTATCACCTATTGTTCTTGAATTCAAGTATGATCTTAAAAATAAAGAAGCTTGATTTTCTATACCTGTTGCAGTTGTAGCACCTACTCCAGATGGAAGAACTATGCTTACAGCAACGTGTACTGGTGCTCTTTCTGCAATTCTGACATTAAGCTTAATCCCTACTGGCTTTGCTTCAGACAAAGAATTGAAGATACTATTAACTAAATTTGTTGATATTCTTTGTGATTCTGGAACCACAATAATATCACAAGATCCTAAACCGTAACTAGACTCTCTAACCCTAACATCTCTTACTCCCTGAACTCCTAGAGCTCTCATTCTTAGAGACTCAGCTGTGCCAAAAGAGTTTGCTTTAATTGATTTTACTATTCGTTTTCTATACATATCATCTGACTCCATATTAATCATAGAGTAGATTTCTTTAGTATTCGTACAATAAACGATAATGCCACTTGGTGCTATATAATTATGTTTAGTCAAAGTTCCTTTTGATGCAGTGAAATCTGTGCTACTAAAGTTTGGTATCACTCTACCGAATGCTCTAGTTGTTCCTGCAATAATTGTTGCTGCATCGACTAATTTATATTGATATTGAACAGTAGAAAAATCTGTGACATCATTATATATTAAAGTATCTTTTGGAATTACAACGTTTGACGAGTGCGGTGCATCTATTGAAAACGATATATTAAAACTAGCTCTTTCTTGTTGCAAATCTTCTGAAACAGATCTACGAAAAACTCCATAAAGATCACCTATTAAATCAAGAGATCTTCCAGATGCCATAGACAAAGAAGTCTGTTCAACGCTAAATTTAATTGCCTCGTACAAGTCTCCAATTTCAACGGCCATAGCCTCTGCCAATGCTCTAGCAACAGATCCTGGATATGTTGCTGTTATGCCAGCATTTTGCTGAAGAGAAGATAGGATTTTTGAAAGTATCTGATCTTTTGATTTATTGTATATGACAGGCATTTCTATCTCCTATTTTAAATTTCTTGAGTTACAGATATTGTTATTGGATCAACAGAGTTGTCTTCAATATGAACATCAAATCTTATTGAATTATTAGAGGTTGGCACTGCTGTTATTGAAATCTTTCTATCAGCAAAAACGCCCTCTCTTAACAACGCTTCCCTTATTAAGCGCTTACCCATTTCTCCAGTTGCCTGGCTTTGTGGCATTCCGTAGAGAATGTTAAGCTCTGTTCCAAGCTTGGGGTAAATGTAGAAATCACCTGGCTCAGTCATAAGCCTAAGGTATATCTGCTGTATATCGTTCTGCGACCTACTTTGAGTCATTGCTATATCTTTATTGGGAGATATTTTTAAATCACCAGATAAATCTAAATAAAAATCAGACATCCTTATTCCAAATCATTTTCTATCCAGGGAAAATCTTCCATATTATTTCCCACAGTGTAATCTTTATTTTCGACCTTCTTGGTCGCCTCAGAAAAAGAATATCCATTTATTAAAAGATATTTTAACATCCTGATTTCTGTATCAGAATGGGTTTTCATGTAGTTATCCAATAAAGCCTGATCTGACTCGCTTAGCTGTGGCTCAACAGCTGGAGTAAAGAAATTATCTTCTTGCCCAGGAACTAAGCCTAAACCATAGTCACCACCTATAGTAATAGGAGAAACAGATTCTATCTCATCAAGTTGGTCTAAATTATTTAAATAATGACCTATTTTATAAAAAGCTGGGTTTTGATGAAAGTCACTTGTTCGCACTAGTGCTGGCTCATTATATACGTCTGAGGCAGGATTAAATGAAGAGTTGTTCCATTTTAAACCATCGTCTTCTCTAGTATAAAATTTAATTGAATCGGCAAAAAAAGATATGGCTCTTGTACTCGGACTTATAACAATACCTATTCCAGGAGCTGCAAATATTTCTATTTCTCCAGCGTCGTTTATTCTTAAAAAACCATTATTATCTGGATGGTTAATTCCAACTTCTCTTGTAGAAAACTCTTTTCTTTTTCTTAATTCTGTTACTTCGCTAAAAGACTGTCTAGCTCTATCTATTGGTTCTTCCATCATACTAAATCATGAACTTTGGTATACCAGTATTAACTGAATTATTTTTAATTGTTTTTACCGTATCGTACGCATCGGCTATAATTGAGATTATATACGGATCTCTTTCGGAATCGTTTCTAAATGCTACAATACATCTAGTTCCAGGATGTGGGGAGACCCCCTGAATGCCGTAGTTAAATGGGCACGGTACTCTATCCATAACATCTCCTACTGTGCCGGCATATCTTTCGTCTAAAATAACAGTAGCAGTGTTTGACATTTTGTCAAACTCAACTATAGTTGCTGGTCTTGTTTTTGACTGTTGAAGTTTTGAGTCTTGAATTAAATTATTAATTTTTTGATCAAACTTTGGATAATTAATAGCCATTAATACACCTCTTACTTATATATAATTTCATATTTTTTAGAATCTTTTACAAACACTTCTATTTTTTGTCTTCCATTTTGATCTGTTGTATCTATTTTCCTTGCATCAGAATTTGCTGGAACGCTTGCCAAAACCCAGGCATCTAGCTCGGATGAATCTCTACCTGTTCCTTGTGTAAAAACTTTTTTAATTAGTTCATAATCCAGTCCAGAAATCCAACTATGCTCAAGATAAACTGCGCCCCAAGGAGCAAATATTCCATTCCTTGTTCCATTATCCATTGAATTCACAATATCAGAAACATCTGTTTTCTTACCTATTTTTGTTCTTAAAAAAGAAATCTGATTTATAGGAGCAAAAGCTCTTCTATCGTAATATTGTCTACCAGCTCCGCCCTTTTTTGTCCTTAGTCCTATTGTTCCTTCTGGGTCTGTTCTCTGTTTGTTTCTTATAAAATCATCACAAAAAGTTGCCTTGTTAGTCGGATTGGTGTCTTGAATTTTATCAGCTAGCCAATTCTTATAGGCTAATTTCCACCACTTTGTTCTTTCGGGTGTTGGAGAAACTATTTTTACTACGCCAGTTCCTCCAGCTGATGTTCTTGTTACAAACTGCCAAAGACCAAAAGCGCCGCTCTTTATTGTTAACAAAAGGGGTAAAATTACTTTCTCTTTGTGCAATACCAGTAAAGAACGCTGCTATCTCCGCAGAAAAACCGCCATAGTTATATAAAAAACTAAATATATCCATAGCAGTGAGAGCATCATCTCCAGTATAATACTCTTTTTTAAGCTTTGTAATCATATCGGAAGAAAGTGGTGTTGCAGGCGCAGGCGCAGCACCAGCACTAGATACCGTACCAGATCCAGACTGACCAGGGGTTGATGGTGTAGTGGTTGTAGGAACTGCAAACGAACCGCATCTGGCTGAGCTCCAACTAACATGAATATGATTAGCGTGGCTTTTATCGCAGTGAATATTGACGAAAGGAGCTAGATTTGGATGCTTCTGCCTAATTGGAGAATTAGAGGATTCAAGTCCTCCAACTATTCCAAGCTCTGTTTCCAGCTGTTCGCTTACAACTATTAAGTCTGGATGAAGCTCTTGAGGAAGTTGCTCCACATGAGACAGGAAAAGATCCAATGCTATAAGATACTTTCCAGGTGGTGGAACTGGATTGTTCAAAACATAAGATTGATTAGCTGTAGTTAAGCCTATTTTTTTAATATCAAAACCTCTACCAAAGGAGTGGTCACTAACTCCGTTATTGCTTTGCGTTAGCTTACTAAAATTAGGACCTGTTATTCCTCTCCATACTCCTGAGTCGCCCATAATATAAAGCGTATCTGTAATTCGTAAAAGAAATTCAATTAAGGTAGGAGACATCATTACTTGCTTTTCGCCTGTTCCAAGACCTGTAATTTTATCTTCCATGTACTTATACGTGCCATTCTTTTCGACATAATAACCACTATGGTGTATGTCGAAACCTAGGCTACCAAGATTTTGTGGATTCGCTTTTGCTTTTGCCGTAGTAACTCCATTGACTGTTCCATTTTTATCAAAGCTTAGTTTAAAGCCTTGTTTAAAAACTGTAATGTCTCCAGTGCCCTCTGTTTTAAAATTAGTTTTCTTTAACAGCTCCGCAACCTTTTTGTCGTATATTGCTCTTTCTGCTTCGTCCATTTCATCTGCAAAAAGTATTTTTCTAGTAGCGTTATTCATAACTTGAGCGGTTCCAGAAGTCCCATAAGATGCTGTAGAGTGTGGTTGAGACGCCCCAGTAGAGGTTGTTACGGTACCAGTTCCACTACTTGTGCCACCCGTTCCTCCAGTGGTAGAAGATCCACCTGTTGCTGGACTTATCGAGGGGGCAATAAATGCTTTTACAGCTTGATCAAAGCCACCAGGAGCAAATCCTGTAGACATAACGGACTTTCTAGCTATTTCCATTCTAGCCTGAGAACCTTTTAGTGTTTTAGTTGGATCATCAGGATCTGGAACTTGTGTCTGGTCGTCGATGTCTGCACCCATAGATAGTATTGTATGCATTGCTGATTTAGTGTTTTGCTCATATCCCGCTACTGGAAAGGCTGGATTTCTAAATATTCCATCCCCTTGAATAATTTTCACTGGATCTCTTGACATCAAGGTCCTACCAACCTCTCCATCCATAGATGCAGAAGTGCCCTTTATGAGCTGTTGATTTTCTGGGTAGAAGGAGCTTTTAATTTTTGACGTTATTGATTTGCCGTCAGCGAGATCATCTAAGTTAAAATTAAAATCAGAAGCCATATTTATAATACCTTTGTTATAGTTGGAACCAATTTAGACGGATCCTGTACTGCTGGACTGTCTACATATAGAAGGCCCTTTGTGTAAACCTTTGCTAGACCTTTTTCTACCAGGTCCCAGTTCAATGTGTATGGTGTTCCATCTGGATAGTACTCATCCCATCCAACCATTGGCCACTCGGAAGCAACTCCGTATATCTTATATAGTATCAGCATTGCTACTAATGTTGAGAATGCTCTTTTGTTTGAATCAGACATTCCATAAAGTGGGTCAGACGGACCACTATCAAAGAAATAATTAGTCAAACTAGACATACTATTTATCTTGTTAAATATTTTATCAAAGTTAGCTTCTATGGGTGACCTTGGATAAAAACGTTTTTTAATTTCTTGTTTTGCTTTTTCTGCCATATCAGATGAAGAAACGTTTTTGATAAAAATATTTCTTACATCTTCAATAGCACCTGCTTGAACATTCGAATCTGTTCTATAGAATATAGTTGCCATATATCTATCGCTATCAGATTGCCACCTTCCTGACTTTGCTGCTTTTTGATATCTTTCTGGATCATTAGCCTCTGCGCCTGCTTCTAAGTCTTCAGCAGAAAGTATGTCTCTATTATCTGGTGAAACTGCTATTCTTAAAACAACCATTTTACCAACAACTGCATCGGCAGTGAAAAGCAATGCTTGCCCAGCAGCAGAAAGGGGATTGAAAAACTTTTGACTTTCTTCGAGTATTAAAGTTTCTTCTAAGGCTGTATTAATATTTAGTTGAGCCAATTCAGCCGTGTTGACTCCCTCAAATCTGACTCTAAATGTCTTATTTGTTATTACGTCTACAACGTCAAAAGTGTCACCGTCAACCACATGGGAAACGGTTCCTATTACTTTAAAGAATTGATTGAATCCAGTTTTTTCTGGTCCTATTCCTGAATATTTTAATATTTGTGCGTTGACTATCGCATTTTCTAAGCTGACATGTCTAACTAAATCATTAATTTCTTTTTCTTTCCATCCAAGACTTCTAAATATGTCATCACTTCTGACATATGAATAACCTTCTTCTGTTCTTACTGCTGTCCTTACTCCAAGAATCTGTGGAATTAGTTTCTTTGAATGTGCTCGTCCAACAACCATTCCCTGATTAAATGACAATCCGGCGTCCATTGGCTGTCCATTTCTATTTAAGTACTGAACGTAGCACCCATGCTGATCGAGAACGTTATCTCTTGTCCATTTCCATCCGCTCCATAATAGATCGCTTGCTATGGCTCCTGCAGAAAAGCCCACAGCAAGAGATGTTCCTAAAGTAAATGGAGCGAAAAGAGCTGAGGCTGCTGTGGTTGCTGCAGTTAAGGCCATGCTTCCTACTACCATAGATATCGCCCCACCTAGGTCTCCATCTTGTTTTCCTGTCGATGCTTTTATTTTTGCTTTTATTTGTTCTGCTTTATCTGGAATTGCGTCTGCTGCTGTGTTAGCAATAATATCCTTAACCAAAGCTGAGTGTCCATGTGTATACATCATTCCACCAGTCATTTGGGGGCCAAGAGATTGTGCTAGATTATCAATTGAAATAGTTCCGTCTGCACCGATAAGTGAGTTAGCGGTCTCAGAAGAAAGCATTCTTCTAGCTAGGTCTCTAACACTTTGATGGTTCATTCTGCTCCCTATCCAGCTGGAAGCAAACCATCTTGCTGGATCATTAACGTTAACAAATGCATTGGGGGTGATGGAAGTAACAAATCCCATTTCTGGAGTAAAGTGGTGAACAACTTGCTCTACTTCAAAAATTCCATATATTCTTTCATAAGAATCTGTTAGATAAACTAAGTCATGAGGCCTAATAGATGTGTCGCCTATTAGTGTTATTTCTCCACTATATATATCTTTTATTGATTCTTTTAAGTGAGCTAAACCAACCCTTCTTGCGGTTAGTTCATCTGGCTCTCCGGATGCAAACTTTGATATTCCTCTTATTGTTTCTATTGGATTAAAAATTGGATGCAGTACTCCCCAAAATCCAGAACCTCTAATATTATCAAAGTATAAACCTGTTTCTATTGTTTTTTCAACTTGTCTTTCTGGCGGTGCAGCCTTATCAAGGGCAACGGTTACTGGATATTGCCCATCTGAAACTGCAGTTATTTGTGTTGCTACGCCACCTATGTTTTCTTGAATTCCGTTTGCAAGGATATGATTAAAAGAGTTAATTAAATGTATTCTTTGGAACGGCTCTCTAATCTCAACAACAGGTTCTCCATATTCCCTTGTGAACGGATTGTCTACAGCCCTCAAAAGAGAACCGGGCCTTCCTAATGAATAGTATAAAGAATCATTATATGCCTTATTTAAAACATTAGCCTGCTTTGCAAAGTTGTCGTGTTCAGTTACTCCATATCCCATTTGAGCCAAAGACATCTTAGTCAAGTTTAAAAGATTTCCTATGGCGCTTTGAAATACTGTAAACATAGGACCAATGTTTTTGTTCCAAAAATTCGTTGTATCCTCCCACATTCCGCTCATCCAGTTTGTAGCAGCGTTGCCTTCTCCTGAGTTTGCTTCTAAGAGTTTTTTGAATTTTGAAGCGTCTTTTCCGTATGTACCATTATAGTCAATGTAAGCTTGCCAAATTTTATCAAACGGCCTAAAGCTCCAACTGTCAGACATCTGCTCGTCATCGCCCATGACAAACCTCTTGCGATCCGGCTTAAGTACTACCCAGGCTCTTGAATATGGATCTCTCCATAATTGGTCTCTAAAAAGTCCAACCAACAATAAGAATAATTGTTTTGGAGTTTTAATATTTTTAAAGAATTCGTCAGCTTTTTGATCATCTGTTAAGAACTCTGTTCCATCTGCACTTGTTGCAGTAGTTGATGCTGCACCGGTTGAAGAAACAGAGCTTAACAACTGTGCATTTGACTTAACGGCATCGCGTATAAAGGTTGCTCTTTCTTTTATTAAATTATTAAAATAATCTATAACCCCATCATTTTCATCAATTGTTACACCTTCTTCATTTTTTCCGCTAACACCAGAATCAAGATACTGTTCTGCTGCTTTGTAAAGTGCTTGATTTTTTGATGCTGCTTGAGAATCAACGTTATTGCCAATCCAGTCTGCTCCCAACAATGAATTAAATTCATTAGACCAAACTTTGTCTTCTTCAAATTCTTTTATTAAACCAGTCGTTTGAGAGCCGCTTAAAAAAGCAATTAGTGGGTGCGATGATGCTGCGTCATCTTCGTCTGGATCAAGACCATATATCTCTGCAAAGATATTTTTTACACTTTCATATGTATGATAGCCAACTCTAAATTGATTCCAAATCCATTGTGCCTGACCAACACTTCTTCCATTACCTGCAATTACCTTTGTTTGTGCATCAAAGCTTTCGTCATAGAATCCTCTTGCAGTGACAGATACTGTATCTGATGGATCAAACACTGCTTTAAAATCTTCGCTAGATCCAATTAATTTTTCTCCTGTGTCAATTCCATCTTGACTATCTAATAAGTCTATTAGAGTTTGTTCTTTAAGCTTATCTAATTCGTTTGAACGAATATTATCAAAATAATAACGATAGTTACCGCCACTAGAGAGAGAAGCTAGATATGCTTTTTGATCTTGAGTAATAATAATTGCTTCTGCAGAAGAAAGGTTTTCATTTGGTATTAAAGTATTACTCTTTAAGCCAGTAAATTTTGATTTGTCTTTAAAAGGATTTTCCGCATACTTGTAGCTTACGTCAGTTCTTCTTGCTCTTGTGCTTTCTTCGTCTGTTATGTCAAAATTATTTTTTACAACAAAATTTCCAAAACCAATTGCAAAAGTTTCTGATTCATATGTTTCTCCAGCTTGACTACTATAAAATTGCTTTGCTGGATTGAATGCACTGGTCACGACACCTAGTGGTACATCGTCGTGGACAAAAGTAAAATGACACTCTTTTAATGAAGCTTCTGACATCCCTATTGTTTCCCATGAGTCTGCTAAAACTCCACTTTCATCATAAACATCTGGAAGATTTTCTGTTGGAGATAATATTTCGCCGTCTTCATTAATTAAGAGACCTAAGAATAGAGCAGCATCTGGCGAAACAATAGCTTCTGTTTTGTTTGATCCATTTGGATCTGAGTCGCTCCACAAGAAATAAGCTGGTGCGCATACTACAGCTTGTTTTGAGTCTGGATTATATACAAGAACTTTTCTCTTTTTATAATCATCTGCAGAGCCAACTAATTCTTGATTAGTAAAATTATATTGTTTTTTAAATTCTTCAAGAACTTTATTTCTAACTTGTTCATCTTGACTATACTCATCTGGATTAGTTCTTGTTTCTAAGGGATTATATGGCCACCTCATTGCAATATAGAACTGCTCGTGATCTGCATCTATTGGTGTAGACCATTCTGTAAAATTAAGTGGCAATGACGGATTTGCTAATTGTAGATTAAAAGCGTTATCCACATCTCCATAAACATCTTTTAGTCCATCAATGAACTCAAACTTTCCATCTACATTAACCAAATCATCATTAAATGTAGCTTTATTTACTATTGGTAGTGGCATTTGAATTGTTTGACTTGCCACTTTAGCCAAGGAACTTACGCTTGATCCTTCTGCGATAGAAAAACCAGATGGATCAAACGCAGCTTCGTTTGCCAAACCATCAGCAAACTGGGAAGCTGCAAGATATTGACCAAATGGAAAATTAAAGTTTAAAACTTTTTCTCCACTAGTATTAGTTGAAACTAATTTTGTTTCTGATCCCTCTTTGCTAACAAGATCTTTTTCAAACTTTGAAATCTCAACTATATTAGCAATTCTTTGCTCTACATCTTCTTGACTGTTAAGTTTTAAGATTTTATCAAAATCAAGAGAGTTTAATGTTCCACTACTTCTATTTGTAAAGAATGGGTATCTAAATCTCATGGGCAAGAAATCTGCTTGCTTATGATCATTCTGAATAGGAGCTTCAATTCCACCAGCCACACCAAACGGCAAGTGGAATCCTACTTGAACTTTTCCTTTATTTACTGGTAAAACAGATTTTAGCTCTCCGTCTACATAATATTTGTTTCTGTCAACGTCTCCAAAATTAATTATCTGACCATTTAATGGTTCACCAGCTTTAAATATATCTTGAAACTTTAGTGTATTTTCCCCAAATATCGACATCATGCCAGATAGTTTTGATTCGCTTAAATCACTAAATGCATTAGAGTCTGCTAGTGGGCTTGACTCTTTATTTATTTTGTTTAAGATTTCATTCATAACATAATCTGGACCAGACCATACTGGACCATCAACGTCTGAATCTGCACTTTCAATATGAAAACCAGTAGAGATTGGATAAACCCCAGAAGTATATAACCAGTGTGGCTTGCCATAAAAAACTGTTGATCTATCTTCGAACGGCCTTACTGCAACTATATAGTTTGGCAAAAGTCTTGCGCAAAGTTGGAACATGTCCCAAACAGATCTCATGTAAGTTTGTGCCCTAAAAGAAACTTCATCATATATGTCATCATCAAGATCGGAAACAAGACCCATTGTCTTAAACAAATTAGCCGTACCTCTTCCTGCAAGGTTCTTTGTTAAAATAGAGCCAAGACCACCACCTCCTGCTGCAGCCCCTACTCCTCCCACTATAGAGGCGGTGATTCCGGCAGGTGCTGCAATAGCCCCAACTGGAGCAGCTAGTGCAGCAATAGCAAGACCGCCAAGAACCTGAGAGGTTCCAATAGCCTTAGAAGAATCAACTAGTTTGCTTGATGCAGTAACTGAACCTAATACGCTAGACGCACCAGCATTCATCTCTCTTTCTGAAGCCTGTATTAAACGATTCCACGAAGAGTCACTTAACCTATCTAGGTAACCAAATTTTTGATTTTCAATCTCGCTTGGATCGACGCTTGCAAGAACTGACCAGCCATCATCAATATCTCCGCCCATAAATTGAGATATTCCAAGACCATTTCCTGGATAAATATTTCTTTTAAATATTTCCATATCTCTTTGTGTTGAAAAACTTGTCATCATCATTTGCATCATGCCAAACACTGGAGTTCTCATGCTGCCGCCAGCTGACTCAAAACCACCTAAAGAAGCCATATTGGCGAAAGAGTTTCCAACAACACCAGCAGTTCCAGTAAAAGGGTTATTAGACATAACATTAAAAGCATCAGCTACAACATTTCTGTATTGACTTGCTTGAATTTTTTCTCTTTCAGTCAAAGGTTCATAAAGAATTGAACCAAAGTGTCTAATGCCAAATTTATTCTCAGAGAACACAGATCCTCTTGTTGCGTGAGCAAAAGCTTCTCTAACTCTTGATGATCCCATAGACAATAGTCTAATCATTAAGTCTCTTGGCTCAGACAGCCACATTCCTGTGTTTATGCCTCCGTCTATTTTTCCACTGTCACCTTTTTTATTTGATGAGTTAATAATTGGACTTAGCTCTATCGCATCTGACTGACATGTTACTGTTACAATTTCCCCTAATTCAACTTGGGTTATAATTCCATTAAATACAGTATCTAGACTATTTGGGTTAGAGCCATAACCAGCCCTTAGGTGAACTCTTACGCCTGGCTTTAGTCTCATGTTTTCTATCTCAGTTACATATTTGGAATGAAAATGTGTAGCAAAGTTTCTAGACACATTTAATAGAGTATCTATTAAGGCCGCAGAACCTGCAGTTATGTCTGTAACAACGCCGTTTGCATTACCTGCTGAAACAAGATCTGATACAGTTAGTTCTGGTTTTGATAACTTAGAATAAGTATTTGATAGCCTAAGTATTAACGTATCGCCCAAAATGTCTTCTGATTGAACTATTGAAAAGTCAATTACAGACTGCAATCCATAGAAGTTATCAAACAATTTTGTTCCAGAAAAATAACTTTCATCTATTAGCCAGAGCATGTAGGTTGGAAAAGCTCTAATCATTCTATATGATTTATCCCTATATTGGGTATCCATCATCATTTTTTCCCAGTGCTTTAGGGCTTCTTTATATCCACCAGAAGAGTTAACGCTCTGCATTTCGTCTTTAGTGTTTGTTCCATATGCCCTTTGATACGAGTCTAAAGATGTTGCTCCAGCAACTTGGGTATGCACCTCTTGCTTATCTCTCTCTGGAGTAGAGGTGTCCGATACTGGAGTGGTAGTTGCGCCAAGCAAAACTGCGTTTCCATCTGCATCTGGAACTACATTAAGGTTGTCTAGAGCAATATAGAATCTACCATCTTCTTCGGAAGAATATCCTAAAAGAAATCCTCCATCTGGAGTTTGATAGATACAAGGGATTTTACCCAAATCGGCGGAGTCTGCAGAGGGTATATAATATATTACTCCTCCATATGGGACTTCATCTGGATCGAATGAAGGAAGCTTGCCTTCTTTAAGAGAATATTCACTTTCCATAACTAAGGAATTAAATGCTTTTATTTGCTCCTTAGATCCAGTTACAAGATCACCAATTTTTAGTTCGCCATATTCTGTTGTAAATTTAAGATCTGCAAAAGTATGTTCAACACCAAGCTCATCAACAAAAGTGTCTATAAAATCTTTCCATATATCTGGAAACTTATTTGCAACATTTCTGCTTTTATTTAAACCAATCTGTTCAATAATCGTATCGTTGTCAGTATCAAATATAGCCTTTCTAAAAACCATCATAGCTTTAGCTGGCTCCATTTTTAGGTCATCAATAAGATACTTTTTTGCTTCCTGTATTGACCCATTGCTTAACAAAAGATTTTGTTTAATTGTATCTGCTATTGCCTTGTCTGCTTCTGTTAGTTGAATTGAGTCTAGATCACTCTTAATAGGAATATGAAACTCGTCTCTGTCTATTGTCGTATTAATCAGATCTTGGTCAAATGTTTCAAAAGATCTAAAATAAAAATCTGGATCTAAAGTTCCAACAGTTTCTCCAAGGCTATCTTTTACTTGAAGAGGCAAATCTGGGTAAGCATTAAATACTCCCCAATTTTGCTTTAAGCGTAAAAATGGATTTCTTTTTGATTTAAACTGTTCAATAAATTTTTTCTGTTGTTCATTACTAATCATTTCCCTCTTCTGTTGGAAAACGTCAAAGTCAACAAGAGACAATTCGACTTGATATACATGCGGATAGTTTGGAATAGTATTAACATTATATGACAATGGTAAAACATATTTAATTCCAGCAAGAGCGGTAATAATATTTTTAATTCCCATAAAACCTATTACGCCAGCAGCGTGCTCTAACCTAGCTAAGCCAGACAAAAAGTCAAACATGTTTTTAATTTTTCTTAGTTCTTTTTCGCCAAAGATTGTTAAAGACATACTGACAAAACTGTCTTTTGCGCCTATATGTTGATAGGTTGGCTCATCTTCCATTTGAATTTGCATCTTGGCTAGATTATTTGCCAGGCTAACTGTTACTGCATTTACTATCACAGCATTGGGGTCTAGATCAAGTTTCATCATTGGTACGTCCCATTCTCTAAATGAGAACGAACCTTGACGAGCTTGAGCCGATTCCAAAAGACCAATAACATCTGCGTTGGAAAAGAATCTTTCATACAAGGAAACATTAAAAGCCATTACTAGTTCTTCTTCAACCTTAGCTTTTATTGCCATCCATTCTGAATTAGAACGCTTATTGTCATCTGTAAATTTTATCTGTTTTCTTTTTGCAATTTTATCTGTTTCTTGCTCAATATAATAAGAAAGAACTGATCCTGAACCACCATCTTTATAATCGGAATAAGCAGCGTTATACATTCTGTCTTTTTGTCTTTTTAACTCGGCTTGACCAATAGTTAATCCAATATACGACGGAGTAGCTGCAGAAGATGTATCGTTTGGAATCGCGGGCATTGTCAGATCACTGCTTGGCTTTCTGCTTTTTATGTATGCTCTTACATCTTTGTCTTTAATATTGTTTACTGACAAGTATTCTGTTGCAATACTGTCATAGACCTTATCTTTTATGTCATTAGAAGTTGCTCCAGCCTGGATCACGCTAAGAATCAATGCAGCTTTATTTTTTGCTGTAGGCCCTATTATATTATTTCTTGAAGTTGATATAACAGACTCTAAATCTCTATGATAAGATTCAGATTCATTAACGTCTAAACCAAACCTGTCAAGTAAGCTCTCCCAAAAGCCCCTACCAACGTCTGTTCTAGCAACCTCTTCTGAAGTTCTAAATGAAGAAATATCTGGAGTAAATATTTTAGACTGAACGCTTG